CCACCGTGAGAGAGAGCGCAACCTAAATATTTCCTGATGTTATGCCACCTCGCAAGAGTATAAACAAGAAGCGAATCGAGGGGAATCCTGGCAAGCGACATTTAGATGCCGTAAAGCCCCCACCTGGCGTCCCAGAGATCCCGAAATGGCTGAAAGGCGAGGCGGCCGATGAATGGGGGCGCATCGTGCCCATCCTTGACTCCATGGGAGTGCTTTCACGGCTGGATCGGGCTGTGATCGCTGATTATTGCACGGTCTGGGCTCAGTTGGTGCGGGTGGAAAGCGAGCTGGCGGACTCCGAAGCCATCACAGAGACGCGCTCGAACAACGATCAGATGGTTAGACACCCGCTTTGGAGCGTGGCGAACCAGTTGCGGCAGCGGTTCGACCGGAAATGCGAGCTGCTGGGCCTTGCTCCCGGTCCGCGCGGCCGGCTTGACGTGCCCGACAAGCCGCTCGAGGATGACGGACTGGGTATTTTGGACTGAAATGTGTCCTTCGATGTGGGGAAAGCTGATCGGGCAGTGCTATTTTTCGAGCGGTATCTGCGCCATACCAAGGGTCGATATGCCAATTCGCCATTCCTGCTCTATGACTGGCAGAAAGAGCTGGTCCGCGAGATCTTCGGGCGCGTGAATGACGATGGGACGCGCCAATACCGTACGGTTTTTCTTGAAGTCCCAAGGAAGAACGGCAAATCCGAGATGGCGGCGGGCATCGCGTTGAAACTGACGCTGGCCGATGGGGAGCCGAGCGCGGAGGTATACTCAGCCGCTTCAGACCGCGAGCAAGCGGCCATCGTCTACGACGTTGCGGCGCAAATGGTTCGGAATCAGCCGAAATTCAGGGAGCGAGTGAGAATTACGGACAGCCGGCGCAATATCGCGGTCCCCACGACGGCATCCCGTTACCGCGTGGTGTCTGCCGATGGCGGCCGGCAGCATGGCCTGAACCCCTCGGGCGTGATTTTCGATGAGGTTCACACCCAGCGGCGCCGCGGGCTCTGGGATGCGATGACGATGGGCTCCGATACCCGGAGTCAGCCCCTATGTTTTGCCATTACGACGGCCGGCGTGCCGGATGAGGCGCCGGTCTGGTGGGATCTCCACGAGTATGCGCGACAGGTCAGAGAAAACGTCTTCCAAGACTCCACGTTCCTGGCTATCCACTATGGTGCGGAACACGGCGATGATTTCGACAACCCCGCTGTTTGGCGGAAGGCGAACCCGGCCCTGGGTACTTTTCTCGACGCTGAGAAGTTTGCCGCGAACTGGCAGCGGGCACGCCGCATCCCGTCCGAATGGAACGAGTGGCTCAGATACCGACTGAACGTCCCGACACAACAGGCCGACCGTTGGCTGTCTCTCCAGGACTGGGATGCTTGCGGGGAGCGGATTGACTGGGCGGCGCTCCGCGGCAAGGAGTGTGTCTGTGGAGTGGACCTGTCCAGCAGGTCGGATATCACGGCGCTCGTGCTGCTCTTCCGGTGCGAGGACGGCATGGTGCGGGTGCGGCCGTTCTTCTGGTTGCCCGAGGAAAGGGTGCCCTCGCGTCTGCGCCCATGGGTTCAGTCGGGCCTGATAGAGACGACCCCGGGCGGAGCCGTGGACTATGCCTATATCCGTGCGCGAGTCGGCGAACTCCGCAAGGAATACGGGATTCAGACGCTTTTGTTTGATGAGTGGAACGCCTCGCAGATCGGCAGCGATCTGATGCAGGACGGGTTGAACGTGGCGACTCGTCGTTTCGGGCCGCGGTCCATGACCGGCCCGGCGAAGGAGCTGGAATCTCTCATCGGCAGCCGGCGCATCCGCCACGACGGAAACCCCGTGCTGCGCTGGATGGTCGATTGCGTCTCGATCAGGTCGGATGCCAGCGGGAATATCTGCCCCGTGAAGCCGGATCGTCTGAAGTCAGAGAAGCGGATTGACGGTATCGCCGCGCTGTGCATGGGCCTGGGGGCCCTGTCCCGGCCATCAGAGGAGCCAAGGGTGGTGTTCCTATGAGCCTCTTTAGCCGGTGGTTCGGGCGGGAAGAGACGGCCGCCAAGACGTACACCATCCTGGATTTGGCGCGGGATGTGGGCTGGGAGGAATATGGGATACAGCCGGGTGGCATCACTCCCAAGAGTTCGCTACAGGCCATCTGTGTTTATCGGTGCGTGAATCTCTTGAGTGGTTTGTTGGCTAGTTTCCCTCTGGATCTATTTCGGAAGACTCCAGCCGGGCGCCAGGCGGTCGGAAATCACCCGATAGACCGGCTGTTCAATGTCGAGTTTGCCCCTGAACTGGATGCCTTCAGTGGGCGTCAGGTGTTCTACAGCAATTGGCTACTCGGCGGTTTCGGCATTGCATTGAAGGCATACAGCGGAAACCGTGTGATCCGGCTCGATCCGGTCGAATACTCCAAGGTCAGTTATAAGCGGAATGATGCTGGGGAGCTTGAATATACCATCGACAGCCAGCGCTACTCTCGGCGCGAGATATTCCATGTCAACCTGATGAGTCTTGATGGTGTGACGGGCCTCTCGCCGATTGAGCAAGTGCGGTTGCGGATCGCGGGTCATGTCGGCGCCGAGAAACATCAAGCCACGCTCTACAAAAACAAGCCGCAGCCGGGCATGGTGATCGGCTACCAGAGCGCCATCAGTCAACAGACCATCGACCAATTGCAGGAACAGATCGGTAAGGGATTCACGGGCGCAAGCGCGGGCCGCCCGATGATTCTCGCTGGCCTCAACGGTTACCCGCAAGTGAACTTCCCGCAAGTGCCCCTGACGGATCTTCAATGGCTGGAGTCACTCCAATACGGCGAGGAGCAGATCGCGCGGCTTTACGGGATTCCGCCCGTTGTCCTGGGAATCACGACGAAATCAACTTCGTGGGGGAGTGGGATTGAGCAGCAGAATATCGGTTTTTTGCAGTACACCCTGACGCCCCTCGTGGCCGCCCTGGAATGCGCCATCCGCCAGCAACTTTTGAGCGATGCCGACCGCCGTGATGGCGTTTATGTGAAACATAACATGGCATCGATGTTGCGCGGCGATCTGAAGGCACAGGCCGAGGCGATCACGACCTATGTTCGTGGTGGGATTTACTCTCCGAACGAGGGGCGCGCGTTGCTCGACATGAACCCATACGACGGTGGGGACGAGCATTTCATGCAGAGTCAGATGTGGCCGGTGGAGCAGTTGGGCACTGCTCCGCAATCAGCGCCAGCGCCAGAGGCGGGAGGTAGCAACGATGCAGTGGCAACCGATTGACGAGTTTCGGAAACAGCCCGACGCGGAAGCGGGTTTGCTCAAGACCTTGGATGTCGAGGTGAAGGCGGATGACGCCTCGCGCGAACTCACATTTAGGATTTCGACAGGAACCGCTGATCGGGTAAACGATACCATTGCAACGGCGGGCTGGGAGATCGCGGCATACCAGAAAAACCCGGTCATGCTCTGGGCTCACGACTACACTTCCCTGCCGGTCGCAAAGGCCACGCGCATTTGGGCCGATCCTAGCGCACTCCACGCTACGGCAGAGTTCACGCCGGCCGGGCTCGTGCGCTTCAATGACATCGTTTTTGATCTCTACAAGGGTGGCTGGCTGAACGCCGTTTCGGTCGGCTTCCGTCCGCTCGAATGGGAGTTCACCAACGACAAAAACCGACCCGGGGGAATCGACTTCATCAAACAGGAGTTGCTGGAGTTTTCGGCGGTTCCTGTGCCCGCGAATCCTGACGCGCTGATCGAGGCGCGGGCTGCCGGGTTGGATCAAGGGGAGTTGAGGAAGTGGGCACTGGGCGTGCTGCGAGCCTTGCCGCGCCCGGCCACGATCCGAGAGTTTGAGGCGTTCTTACGGGATGTGGGGATGCCGCAAAAGGAAGCCAAGGAGATTGCTAGCCACGGCTTCAAGTGCCTTCAGCGGGAAGTTGAAGCGGAGCCTGCACCGACACCGCAGGAACCAGTCGAGGACGTTGTACTAGTGGCGCTGCAAAGCCACGCGGTGCGAGTCTCTCTCAATTTTCACTGAAAGGATATGCCGATGGACATGAATCAGGAACAGTTGCTCAAAGCGATCCATGATCTCCGCGAGAGCTACGACGCCAACATAATTCGTCTCGCCTCCGAACAGAAGGAGCGGGACGAAAAGATCAACCTCCGCATCGACGAAATCCAAGCGAAGTTCGCCAAGCCCGCCCTGCCGGCCACCGAAGCCAAGCCCGCCGACGAATACCGCAAGGCATTCGAGGGATGGGTTCGTAATGGCGACGACAGCGTGGTCAAGGTGATGAGCGTTGGCACCAATGCCGACGGCGGGTTCACGGTCCCGGTGGAACTGGACCGCGCCATCGACCGCATTGCGATGGATTTCTCGCCGATGCGCCAGATCGCCAACGTCATCAGGATCAGCACCGAGAACTACCAGAAGCTCATCGGGCTCGGTGGCGCCACTGCCGGATGGGGCGCTGAGACGACGGCGCGTGCCAACACGGCCACGCCCGCTTTCGCTCAGGTCACGCCGAATGTTGGTGAGGCGTGGGCGACCTGCCACATCACCTCCAAGCTGTTGGAGGATTCCTTTGTCGATCTGGAGTCCTATCTCGCCCAAGAGATCGCAATGGGCTTTGCCGGTGCCGAGGGCACCGCGTTCGCCACCGCGAACGGCGTGGCCCGCCCCCGCGGCTTCCTCGACTATGCCAAGGCCACATCGGCTGACAGCTCCCGCACGTTCGGCGAGTTGCAGTACGTTGCCACAGGCGTCGATGCCGACTGGCCCGCCGCCAGCAAGCCCGACAAGTTGTTCGACCTCATCGGGACTCTCAAGGCGGAGTATCGCCAGGGCGCGGTCTTCACCATGGCGAAGAGTGTGGTGTACGAGATCCGCAAAATGAAGGACACCACAAACAACTACCTCTGGCAGCCTGCGCTCCAGGCCGGCCAGCCAGCGAACCTCTTAGGCTACCCGGTCTACGAATGGGAGGACATGCCGGCGAAGGCCAGCAACTCCTACTCGGTCGCCTTCGGCAACTTCAAGCGCGGCTACACCATCGTGGACCGCACCGGAATGTCCATGCTCCGTGACCCGTACACGGCCAAGCCGTATGTCGTGTTCTACGCGCGGCGCCGCGTGGGCTCCATGCTGACCGACAGCAACGCGATCAAGCTCATCAAGTTCTACACCAGCTGAAACGCGAGTTGCTCACCCTGGGGGCCGGTGCCTTGCTGGCCCCCGATTTTTGAGGATCGCCATGCAGAAGTATGCAGTTACCTCGGCACCCGCCGTCGAACCCGTCACCGCCGCGGAGTTGAAACTCCAGACGCATGTTGACCATTCGGCGGAAGACGCTCTGCTGGCGTCCTACATCATCACCGCGCGCACGTTGGTCGAGCAATGGACCGGACGCGCGTTGATCACGCAGACGCGGAAGGTGTTGTATCAGGTCTATGCGACGGAGTACCTTCTGCCGGGTGCGCCGGCGCAATCCGTTACAAGCCTAAAGGTGGCGAACACGGCAGGCGTGCAGACCTTAGTAGCGGCGGGAAATTACATCCTCGATACCGTCTTTGGCCGTCTGCTGATCCGACCCGATGGGACTCTGCCAGCCATCGATCTTCAGTATGTCGATGCCGTGGAAATCATCTACGTCTGCGGTTACGGTGCCTCATCGGCATCGGTTCCTGAACCCTTGCGGCAAGCCATCATGATGCTCGCCGCCCATTTTTACGCCAATCGGGAAGCCGTATCGGTGGGTAACACATCGGCAATTGCATCGGCCCCGGTGGCATATGGCGTGGATTCGCTCATTGAGCCCTACCGTCTATTTTTCTTCCCTACCGTCTATTTTTCTTGAGGTGAGCATGGATTGGAATGAACAAACTCTCGCGGAACGATTGCGCGGGAAGTCTATTTTCTTCGCTACACCCGCCTTTGGGGCGCAAGTGTACCTCAACTACCACATTTCGATGTTGCAGACTTTGACGCTGCTAGCGGAACTGCACGTCGGATATCAACATGCCCCGACCGGGGGTGACTCGCTGGTGCATCGGGCACGCAACGTGCTAGTGGGCAAGTTCCTCGAGTCGGATTGCACCCATATGATGTGCATCGACGCGGATATCGGCTGGCAATCACATGACGTAGTGAAACTACTGGCCGGCTGCAAAGACATCGTAGGTGGGATCTATCCCAAGAAGTGTTACCCACTCGCGTGGCCGGCCAACTTCTTCGTGAAGGACGAAGAATTGAAGGTAGACCCTGATACCCACTGGCTTGCGGCGAAGGATTTGCCCACCGGGTTCTTGCTTGTGAGCCGCCACGCGATCAAGTCGATGATCGAGAAGCACCCGGAGTGGAAATGCACGTTCGACCCGGAGCACGCCTCGGAGCCCAACTCCTACAGCATCTTTGACTGCTACACGGATGACGATGGGGTCTATCTGTCAGAGGATTTCGCATTCTGCCGGCGCGCGCAGGCCGAAGGGTTCATGACCTGGGCAGACCCGACCATCGTGCTGACTCATTTCGGCGGGCATATGTTTGGCGGTTCCTGCATCGCGGACTGGATTCTGCCGCAAGCGGAGACGGAGATCGAAGGCTGGATGGCTGGCGACGAGCTGCGCTGGCTCAAGACCGCGGCCGCGCGCATGGATTCGGCCTGTGAGATCGGCTCGTGGAAGGGGCGCAGCACGCATGCCCTGCTGTCGAAGATCACCGGGCCGGTCTATGCCGTCGATCACTGGCAGGGTTCGCCGGACGACTTAGAAGGGGCGCACTGCGAGGCGGCCGCCGGCGGGGACATCTTCGGCGAGTTCATGAAGAACGTCGGCGAGTTCCCTAATCTCGTGGTCGTCAAGGGCGACAGCGGGGAGGTGGCCGAGAAAATCCCGCAAGTGGATATGGTGTTCATCGATGGCTCGCACCGCTACGAGGATGTAAAACGAGACATCGAACTATATCGACCGAAGGCCAAGTCTCTCATCTGCGGGCATGACTTCCAGATGCCCGGAGTGAAACGTGCGGTCAAGGAGATATTCGGCCCTCGCGCGCAGGGAGCGGCGGGGAGCATCTGGCAAGTGTGGCTATGAAGGCAGGACTCTTTCATCATCGCGTCACGGTCCAGGCGCCCACCGACGCCAAAGGGACGACGGGCGCTCTGTCTACGACCTGGGCCGACCTCGCCTCCCGGTGGGCTGACGTATTGCCCACTAAATCGCGGGAATACGAGCGGCTCAAGTTGCGGTTCGCGGAGATGGAAGCGGCTTACCGCATCCGAGGCTATTTGGCGGTGACCCTGAAACATCGTCTCGTGCATGACACACAGACGTTGGAAATCATCGGCGTCGACACGGAGGGCAACCGACTCCCGGCGAACGCCGAATGGATAACGCTCGTGTGCCGGGGGCGGCGCTGATGGCGGTTCTTCTGGTGGGCGTGGCGGATCTACGGAAGGGGCTGGCCGACCTCACTGCCGACCTCGCGGGAGATGAAGCGGGGCAGGCTTTCGCCGGCGCGGCGGTCAACCTGGCGAAGCGAGTTCGGATGTTGGCACCGAAAGGCGAACATCCGAACTACACGGACGCCTATGGCCCGAAGCCCCCGGGGCGGCTGCGGAGCGCGGTCATTGGCAGGGTTTTCAAAGCATCGTCAAGGAAGCGATTCGGGCCGGGCGCCTACGCCATGGTGAAACTCGGTCGTAGGTTCTCAGTGAAAGCGCCCTATGCGCTGATCGTTGAGAGCGGTCGCAAGGCCCTAAGCATCATCGGCCAGGGTAAGACGAAGCGCGCGAAGGTCTTCCATTTCAGGGACGCGGTGAACTACCAATGGTTCACAAAGAAGGTGCGCGGATTCACCGGGAGAAACTTCTTCCGGCGCGCAATTGACCAGGCGGGCGATCAGGAGTTGACCGGCGCGCGGGATCGGCTGGCGAAGTATATGGACAAAAAGGCGGCGCGTAAACCGTGACTCTCTCCGAGGCACTCTTCGCAAAAGTCGCGGCAATCACCGACCTCGTAACCATTGCGGGAACCTCCATCTATGCGGTGGAGGGGCCGAGGCAGACGACGACGTATGAGGATGCCGTGGTGATCTCTTTTGAGGGTGCCGAGATTCAATCATTCAACGGAGACAAAAACGACCGCACGGCTGATTTTTCTCTGATCTGCATCTCAAAGACGCACCTCCGTGCGGTCCAGATGGCAGAGGCGATTGTCCGCGCCATGCATGGCCTCAACGGGACCATGGGCGGATCGGGGGGCGTGAAGGTCATAGATTGCACGGCTCGTGAAGGGCCTGAGGACTATGACCTCGAGAGTGATCTCTTTGCTCGCACGGTATTGCTAACGCTTACCTACGAATTTTGATGAAACGCGGGAGGTAACAACCGATGGCTGTCAAATCTCAAGGAACTGTTCTCGCCGTCAAAAACGGCACTACATTTTCAAACATCGCCGGCATCCAGGGTATCAGTATGTCCGGTGGTGAGGCGGAAAACATCGACACCACGTCGCTTGCCGACGCGAACCCGTCCTCGGTCCGAGGCATGGAGACGCCGCTGCAACTGTCGTGCGAGATCCACTATGATCCCGACGACGCTTCGCACATCATTCTCGATGCGCTCAAGAGCAACGCGGCCAGCGTCAATTACAAGATGCTCACGGCCGCGACGACGAACAACACCAAGTACTTCACGGGCCAGGTGCTCTCCTTCCCGCAGGTCCCGTCTGCGGAACGCAACGGTGTCCTGAAGAAGACCCTCGCCTTGACCGTCAACAACATCAGATCATCGGAGTAATTCATGATTGATCCCGGCCAGGCCGCCATTATGGTGCGCCTATTCGGCGAAGACCTCCCGCTGAAACTCACCCGCCGCGGTCTCCGAAGAGCGGAGTACGAATCCCGTACCCCGCTCTTCGGAGCGCCTGGGAGCGATCAGTTCTGGAGGCAATTGCAGATTCAACCCACGCCGTTCCATTTCGTCGTGCTGATGTTTGCGGCGCTCGTGCATCTACATCGGTTCACATTTGATGAAGTGGATGAGGCGATGGTCGAGGAGGACATGGAGAAGTATATCTCCGCCTTGCTCCGGTGCATCCAGCGGGACTTCCCGACTCCTGATCCCAAACCGGAGGAAGCGGAAGAGGCGGTCCCTTTCCCGATGGCTGGGATTACTGGCTAGAAACATGGTCCCTCGCGCGGTATGACCTCGGGCTCGGTGAGGAGGAGTCATGGGATATGACGCCCCGCGCGTTCGATGCAATCTGCCGGCGCTGGGAGGACCGAAGGGACTGGGAGGCAGTCTTGGCAGCGATGGCTCCTCATGCGATCTCTAGCGCCCTCGGCGGTGATGCAGGACTCGAGGAGTTTGTGTTGACACGAGCGAGGGGCGCGCGGCGCCGGAAAGAAGAGGCTCGGTTGGCGGCGGCATTCGATTTGAGGCTGGATTGATATGGCGAAATTCAGCGACCTCATCGTCAAAATCACGGGAGACGCGAGTGGTTTCAACAAAACCACGAAACAGGTCAGTGATAGCCTGGAGGGCTTATCAACCGACGTGCTGAAGGCGGGCGGCAGCTTTTCCGCACTTGGGAAATCATTCACCTCCGCGCTAGGCCCACTGGTGGGAGCCTCCTCGGTCGTCGCCATAGGGACCGCGGCCTTCGGGGCGGCGCAGGACTTTGAGGAGGCGATGAGAAAGATCGCTTTTGCGACGGGGGCAACACAGGAAAAGCTGAAGGGCCTCGGGGAGAGTTTCAAAAACGTCTATGTTCAGACGGGCGCTGACTCGGGCCAAGTGGCCGGCGCGATTTCGATGATCGCCCAGCGATCAGGATTAGCGGGGCAGGCGCTAGAAACCATGGCGCTAAGTATGCTCAAGTTCGCCAAGGTGGGAGGCGTTGACGTGTCTGAAGTCGTGCCCCGCCTGACGCGGCTTTTCGGGTCGTGGAAGATCGCCACGGAAGACCAAGCCGGTGCGATGCAATTCCTCCAGTCGGTATCGCAGCGCACGGCTGTCCCGGTCACTCAACTGCTCGACCGACTGACGCAGTTCGGCGCGCCCCTGCGCGAGGTCGGCCTATCGATGGCCGATGCTGCGGTGATGCTGGCGAAGTTCGAGGCCGAGGGATTGAACGTCGAAGAGGTCATGGCGGGGATGCAAAGGGCAGCCGCCAAATTCCTCAAGACTGGCATGGACCCCGGCCAGGCGTTTCAGGCCGTCATCAAGGGAATACAGGACGGCACGATCAGCGCCGAGAAGGCTATCAAGTTGTTTGGCACGAGAAGTGGGTTGGCGCTAGTGGAAGCGATACAGGCTGGTCGATTTTCTGATGTTCTAAGTGGGCAATTGAAAGAAGGCATCGCCAACGCGGCTAAAGGCGCCGCGCCTCCGAAGGCACTGGCGACCGAATGGAAGCAGTTTTACCATGACATCGAAATCAACGCGCTTGAGCCCCTCGGTAGCGGCCTATTATGGATCGCTCACAATGCGATGGAGGGCGCGAAGATCATCAGCGGCCTATTGAAGGAACTGGGCGCGAACGTCATCAAGTTCTCGACGGGCTGGGTTAGCGCGCTGGCGGACGCTGGCAAGAAAACCGCTGGGCTACTGTTCCCATCAGCGCAGTTGCCCTATTCGCAGCCGGGGCCGAAAGCGATCCCGACCGCCGCGACGGCGCAGGCCCCGTCTACCGCCGCATGGATGGACAGTGCCAATCGCATTCCTTCTGTGCTGCCTCCGACGAAAGAAGAACTGGCAGAGCAGAAAAAGCGTCTGGAAGCCAGCATCAAGGTCGTCTATGACTACTGGGACAGGTACCAAACGGCGTTTGAGAAGTTGCAGGAAGAAGGACTTACGGGGGGCGCGACCGTCCCCGCGCGTTGGATGTCTGGATTGGTGGACATGATCGACAAGACGAAGGAATATCGCGCGATCCAAGCCAGCCTGAAGACAGTCAATGATGACCTCGCGAAGAATGAAGCAGAATGGGCACAAAAGACATGGGAAGCGCGGCAGAAGGTAAACGAGTCGGCGAAGGAAACGATTGTCGTTACCACAACCGTATCGGACATCCTGAGAGAGAAGTTCGCTGGCTCTCTATCCGCAGCAGACAATGGCCTGCTGGCAATTTACGAATCGCAATCGCGCTATAACGATCTCCTTAAAGCATTTGGGATTACAAGCCGCGAGATCGCCAGTGTCGATCTAGAGTCGCTTCGTAAGAAACTGGAAGAGCTTGAGGTTTATGCAAGGTCCAGCGCGGGGGCTTTCCTGGACTTCCAGGATGCCTATGAAAAGGTCCAGAAAAAAAGGGCAGATGTTGAAGAGGGAGTAAAAATACCGACGGCTGACCTTTCAAAGGATGCGAAGAAATCCTCTGCCGCGATGCAGCAAGTCTCCCTCGTGGTCAACGACGTTGCGCGCGGCCTTACCGACGTGATCTTCAAGGCTGGGACGTTCGGCGACGTCATGAAACGCATGGCTATCGACGTCGGCAAGGCTATCACGCGGAGCATTATCGAAGCCGCATTGAAGCCACTTATCGAAAAGCTGACCAAGATCATAATGGACGCCACGAAGCTGTCCTCTATCTTTGGCAGCGGCACATCGGCGGCGGGTGGTGCCTCCGGGGCGGCGCAGGGCGGGGCCGCGAGCGGATTCGGCGGTGCAGTGGGTGGCATGGTCGGAATGATTTCCGGCATCGTCTCCGCAATTGGCTCAATCGGAACCTGGATTTCGACCATACGCCTTGAAGGCACGATGAACGGTGTGGAGTGGAACACCCGGAAAGCCTCGATCCACCTCGAAACGCTAGTAAACAACGCAAACCAGTGGTGGCCGAAGATTAACGACGTCACAACGGCCATTTGGGCATTCCGCGACCTCGCCCTCGGCTGGGGCTTCCCCGACAGCATCGGCGGCGCGGCTGCGGCTGCCGGCGGCGCGGGTGGCTACGGAGTGCAGATCAACGTCACCGGGAGCTTCATCGGCTATCGGGATATGGATAGTTTCGTTGACGAGTTGGTGCGCCGGATCAAGGCGCGACTGTAAGGAGCTTTCACCATGAAAACCATGCGCCTTGCGCTCATTCTCTGCGCCCTCGCGGTTACTGCGCTGGCGCAAACCACGCTCACGGTGACAATCGCCCAGAACGAGAGTCTCAGTTCGGCCATACAGTTGCGCCCAAACTCGAGCGGGAACGCCTGCACGCCCGCGGCGATCCTCATTCCCTCCACATGGGTGACGGCCACCACGATGACGTTTCAGGCGAGCGACACCGGCGTCTCGGGCACCTATGCGGAACTAGTGGACGAGTACGGTAGCGCCGTGGCGATCACCGTTGCGGCCAGCAAATACATCCGCCTCTCGCCCGGCGATTGGTGGGGCGTCAATTGGCTCAAGGTTCGGTCTGGAACATCAGGCTCGCCGACAAATCAGACCGAGGCGGCGGGAGTAGTCATCAAGATCATCTGCAAGTGAGTTGAGATGGCCTGGGACATCACAATCGGATCGCATAACGCGCTGAGTGAGATCTGCCGGGGCACTCTGTCCATCGGCAGAGAGCTAAACTCGCGCGCGACGTGCTCCTTCCGCCTGATGTCCAAGACGGGCACCTATACCCCGGCAGTCGGCGCGCCAGTCAATATCTACCATGATAACGCGCGGCTATATGGCGGATTCATCTGGAGCGTTGACACCAAGCGGTATAAGGGCTCCGTCCTGCTAGAGCACTCAGTGACGTGCGTGGATGCGTCATTTGTAGCCGACCGGCGCACCTGTTACGAGCACGCCTGGCTGAATGCCACGGGCGGGCAGATCGTTACCGACATCGTCGCCAACTCGCTTAATGGCGAGGGCGTGACATATACCTACGTCTCAGCCGGGCCGACCATTGCCGGCGAGTTCGGGATGTACGGTTACCCCACCGTTTCCGAGGCCATCCAGAAAGTTTGCGACCAGACGCAGAGCTATTGGTATATCGATGGCGACATGAACGTCCGGTATTTCAGCCAGACCTCTCTCGGATATGATGCGCCGTTTGACATTACCACCGACAACGCGATGGAGGCGAACCTCTTCACCTCGCTGGAGGAATACGCCAACCGCGTCATCATCAACCTGTCGAAGTTCCTGCTCGCCGAAGACACCGAGACGTTCGTTGGTGATGGCGCGACGACCTACTTTCAACTTCAGCACCCGGTAGCGAGCGAGCCGGTGGTGAAGGTCGATAACGTCGAGAAGACGGTCGGAATCTCAGGGTCGGATACCGGGAAAGACTGGTATTGGTCGCAGGAAAGCGCGACCATCGCGCAGGATTCCGGGGCGGCTCCGCTGACGGGTGGACAGACACTTGCGGTTACCTACGTCGGCATCGACAGTGCATATGCTTCGGCACAGAACGCATCACAGATCAGCGCCCGGGCAGCGATAGAAGGTGGGACCGGCGTTCATACAAAGGTGATTCAGTGGACCGAAGCGGCGAACCGCAGCAAGGCTGACGCGGTGGCCGCTGCGGAACTGGACCGCATTGACGAACTGCCCGCCGTCGTCACTTATCGCACCAACGATGTCAATTGCCCCGACCTGGATCTACTCAAGCCGGGGGACAAGCAGACGATCTTCGGCACGGAATACGTCCTCCGCTCAATCAAATGGGAAGACGATCCGCACGGCAACGTCCTTTGGGCTCAGATTGAGGGGGTGCGTGGACCTCTCCTCGCCACGCTAGTTGACCTCCTGCGCGGAACTGAGCCCGGCGGGGCGGGCTACTCTCCCACCGTGCCAGCGGTCGGGGAGTCTGGGGATTACACGCCCCCAGCCGCCCCGAATCCTCCTACCTCAGTCTCGCTCTCCATCGCGAGCGTCGGTGAGGATGAATACTATGCGGTGATTTCCTGGCTGCCACCATCACCTAGCGGTGGGACGGTCAAGTTCCTCGTCTATCTCGCGTTCTACGAGCACGGGACGAATACCGAAATACATTCGGTAACATTTGAGACATTCGACCAGCATCGTATCACTACTTTTCCGGCTCCAAAGAGCGTCGATCCCGTCGATTGTGATGCTCATGCCTACGGAGTGAACAGCGCTGGAGAAATATCCGCGTCCTCCGCTTTCAGCACACCGAGACAGGTGATTCCGGCGAAAGGTTCATACAGTGATCCACCCGCGGCAACCGGCATCAGTCTGGCGGTGACGGCCTTTGACAAGGACGGATTGCCGTATTTCTACATCAGCGGTACCGTGAATCCGGCAGCGGTGGTTGGTACGGGCAAGGGATATGCGATCCAAGTTCGAACCTATACCAACGCAGCCGGGGGGGATGCCTATAAAGACTGCGACTGGATGACGTTCACCGAGACCGCCGCGGAAACCAGCCCATTCACTTACTTGTCGGATGACTGGAAGCAGTCCGATAGCGCGCGATGGGTTCAGGTGCGAGTGGCGGCGATCAATGGATGGAACGAATATGGGGCGTGGACCTATTCGGGCGTCGAAAGTATCGGGGCGAGCCAGGGTGCTGATCTCGCGAAGTCTCGCAAGTCATCCCTGGGCGCTGGGCTGACGAAGGATGCCAATGGTAAGCCCGCCAGCCTAACCAGTAGCGCGGGGTTGCAAAACGGCGATTTCGAGTATGACCTCGATGGATGGGACATCCTCGGGTCGCCGGCGGATGTTTTCGTCTATACCGCCGACAAATACAGCGGCACGAAATGCTGCCGGATTAATGCACACTCGAGCGCATGGTGCGGACTCAGCCAGAATCTTCCATTCAAATACGGACAGTCGGCGCGTCTGACTTGCTGGTACAAGGGCAACCTCGATGGCTATACCGTTTCAGTACTGAGATTTCTCGATAAAAACCTCGCCATCGTGGGGACTCAATCCTTGCCATCAGCCACGATGGACAGCACATGGCATAAGGTTGATGTCGCCGCGACGGCTCCGGCCGATACAGCCTACATCCAAATCTATCCCCTCTCCACGAATAGCGCCAATGGTTATGCGATTGTCGATCTTGTCTCGCTTACCATCGTGGATGTGGACATGACATATGCGGCCAACTTCAATACGTCGGAGTTTGAGGTAGTCACTTCCACGTTCCGCACAAAAGTGATCGCCGCGGATAAGATCTACGTCGGCTCCGTCCTCCGGGTGGGCGGTGGAACCGGGGCGTATCTCGCCACGTTCAATGGGGCCTCGGATGGGCAGATTGCCTGCTATAGCGCGGCGAACGCGCTAACCGCATGGATGGGGAAAAACGGTAGCTATACGGGCATTTGGGGCGGTGAGGCGTGGATCGGTGGAACGAGCCCAGCCAACGCGCAACTGACCGCCACAGGTGGAACGCTGGCGGCGAACGGCATGACGTTTGTTCTGTCGAAATCTGTCACTATCAGCGGTGCGCGCACGATCCGAACCACGATCAACCCGGCGGCGCAGAACGGGCTATATTGCGGGCTCCAAGTGGAGGATGTCACCCCGTCTGGTTCCTATGCCGGGGAGGGTGTCTTTGTTCAGCCGTACAATGTGTATCTGAAGCGCCCGACGGGTGGCAGCGGGGCCGAGTCTCTCCTTGGTCAGGGCACTCTCCAGTTGGGCTACTCGACCACCCTTGGAGTGAATCTCCAAGGATCTGCTGCGGGCGCGGGAGTTCTGGCACTTGATCCCGGCGCGGCCACGACCGCCAGCTCGAGCTATATCTCCATTCACGGCGATGTTGTGCTGCGGAGCCGGCGCAGCGCCATCACGCACATCGCAGGCACATATCCATCGGACGATTATATGACCGGGACGGCAGGCGCTTCCTACACCAGCACCGAGCAAGACATGCTCGCTTTCCTCTACGGAACCGGCGCCGCTCCGGGCGGGCATCCCTACCAGTACGGCGGCTGGTTGCATCGCGCCACGGCGGCGCTCAATGACCACTCGGCGCGCATCGCGTCAATCCTCTCCGCTCTCGAATCCCATGGACTCATTGAAACCTGACCATATCCCGCTGACCGAGACGGAGGCCGCTTATGTGGCCGAAACGATTAGAGACATCATCGCCGCGCAGGCCCAGCATAGCGGAGCGGTCGCCATGCTGATCCGCTCTCGAGGACTCGCCGGCCAGTGGTCGCTTTCACCTGACGGCCGCGCATTGATCCGTGTTCCGCAAGTTCAGAATCCGCAGGAGGGCTCCTATGGCGTTGCCAATTGAGGGCGTTGGCAAACCAGCCACATTTGATACAGCGCACGCCAGCAGAAGGAGAAAAGTGAAATGCCGCTAATTAAAGGCGTCGAGCAATACGCGATCCTGGTGACCTTGCAGGTAAATGCCGAAGGGCATGACCCGGTCACGATCATAATTCCACAGTCAAAGGCTCTGAAGATGCTGCGCAGGGTGCAGGACGCGGTCCTCCCGTTGTCTTCGGTGCCGATGTACACCAGCATCCTGGACCTCGTTCAGAAGTCGCTCCAATCCGGTCTGTTTGCAGAACTGGACAGGATCTACCAGGATTCCCCAACCGCCGAGGAGGTACTCCTGCAGGAGCAGGCAGCTGCCATCGAAACCCGGCTGAAAGCCGCTCGAGCACAGCGCGACTGGATGCAGCCGGCGCCAGCCGTCGTCGGCGTCCAGGCCGTTTCCGAGATTGGCTAGAAGGAGCCAACTATGCGATTGATCGTCACAGCGATTCTCATCATCATCCTGCTCTCGGTGGTGGCTAGCGCAGCCGGCCGCACAGTCACTCTGACGTGGCAGGACACCCAGAACCCTACGGGCACGACCTACAATGTCTACAAGGGAGTGGGCGACTGCGCCACAAGTAATCTTGCCTTCGTCAAGATCAACACCGCCCCCGTTGCTGCCCTCACTTACACCGAGAGCAATGTAGCGACAGGCCAATACTGCTACTACGTCACCGCCTTCGGTGGCGGCATGGAGAGCGCGCCATCGAACAAGGCGCCGGCCCTGGCTACACCTTATGCGGCAACGGTCCTTGTGGTGGTGGTTCAGTGAGGAGACTCAACAGCGGAATCACCGGAGCCCTTGTTACCCAGACCTTTTCTCAGGACCTGATCATCGGCTGCCGCTAAGGGGAACACCATGAAATGCTTTGTCTCGCTCTTCATTATGACACTGCTGGCGTTGGCGCAAGCTCCGCCGCCGAGCAGCAGCGGCGGCCTTGCAACAGGCTTCAAGATTCGCGGCGGCACCCTGCCGGCCACTCCATGTCAGGACGGTCTCGCCTTTCAGAAGACGTCCGGCCCGAGCATGGGCCCTTACAGCTGCACCAACGGCGTCTGGGTGTTGATGGCCGGCAGCGCGGAGCCTGTGGACAACTACAGCGTATCGTTCACCAGCCAGACCTCCGTTGTGGCGAACCACGCCGCCGGAACAACGAAGGTGCTCATCTCCTGCTACGACACGTCGGGGGTGTTGGTCGAACCGGCGTCAATCACGCTGACCGACACGAACAACGCGACCATCACTTTTCAGACCGCACAAAGCGGGACCTGCGTCGTCAACACGGTAGGCGGCGGCGGCGGGGGGGGCGGCGGCATCACCACACTGAACGGCCTGACCATCGGGTCACAGACGTTTACCAACGACACAAACGTCACAGTGACGTCCGCCGGTTCGGCCCACGCGATGGGATGGGCCGGGACGCTGTCCGTCGCGCGGGGCGGAACGGGTGCCGCATCTGAGGCCAACGCCAGGATCTCCCTGCTGCCCTCATACACCAGCAACGCCAGCAGGTGTCTCAAACTGAACTCGGGGGCGACCGACGTTGAGTGGGCGACCTGTACTGACCTGACGGCGGGCTCCGGCATCGAAATCACAGACGGCGTCGTCAGCATGACCGACGCCGTAGCCCAGCAGCTGTACGGCACCGACTCTTTGAACTTCCCGTCCATCAACAACGCGGCCTGCTCTGACCTGACGCTGACGGTTACAGGCGCTCAGATCGGAGACACGGTCGCCGCGGGCTGGCCGGCATCCCTACCGGCGGGTGTTTTCGGAACGATGTTCGTCTCCATCGCGGACACTGTCGTCGTCCGCGTCTGCAATCTGAGCGGATCCTCTGTCGATCTCGCTGCGTCGGCATTCTCGGCACGCATCATTCGGAGCTTCTAGGGGAATGAAAATGAAACAGCTACTCATCCTCACCATCGCAGCCGTAACCTGTCTGGCGCAGACCTCGATCAACGGCTCCCGCACGATCCAGGGAGCCATCAACTACGCCGCATCCTCGGCGGGAACAGACACCTACGCCATTACGTTGTCACCCGCCCTGCTCGGGTATGTGACCGGGGCGTGCTACACGTTCACGGCTGACGTGGCGAACGTCGGCACCGCCACCTTGAACATCAACGCGCGTGGCGCGAAGACGATCACAAAGGCAGTCGGAGGAGTGACCACCGACCTGTCCGACAACGACATTCGCGCCGGCCAGGTCGTCAACGTCTGCTACGACGGCACCAATATGCAGATGCAAAGCGCGGCCGGGAACGGTCTCAGCGCGAACAGCGGGATCCGCAACTTCGGCGCCTCGTTCGACGGCGGCGGGTCTGCCCTGACCACACGGCAGTCCCTACCGATAGTCGTTCCCTACGCCTGTACGATATCGGCCTGGAACATTTTGGTAGCGCCGTCAGGAACGGCCACCGTGAAGCTGTGGAAGATCGCCTCTGGAACGGCCATCCCCACCATCAGCAACGTCATTAACACCAGCGGCATCGCAATCTCAACCGGTACGGCTGTTCGCTCCACCACAGTCACCGATTTCACGACTACGACGGTGGCCGCGAACGACATCATCATCTTTTCGGTTACGGCTGTCGCCACCGCCACACAGTTGGTTGTGAGCATCCAATGCGATGCGTCCTAGAGTTCAGGAAGCCCCAAGTGGAAGCCCCGCCCATCAACCCGACTCTGATGTCGAACCTGGCCACCGATCCAGAGAGGCTCATGCCGGAGTCGCTTCGCCAAGTCTTGGCCCAGAGCGAGCCCGCGCGCGTGGATCCGGTGTCAAAGTACGGCGCCCCGCTGCTCGACTCCTCGGGAAAGTGGCTGAGGCACTTTGTTGACGTTCGCGGCGGGAAGGCCCACACGCTCTGTGGGCTGGAATTGGTCGGTGTGGATCGACGGGCCGGTGTGAGCGCCACCTGTCCGAAGTGTGCGGATGAACATACAAGACTTCGTGGAGGTTGGTAATGGCACTAAATAGCGCGATTGTTTGGGAAATTCGCACCACCGGCAGCGACAACAACGGCGGCGGGTTTAAGACAGGTGCGTCTGGGACCGATTATTCTCAGCAGGCGTCGGCCCAGAAGAGCAGCACTGACCTTGCCGTTCACTCGTCCACGAACACGATGGTGAAGCCCAACGCGGCCGGGGTTTCCGCCAACGATGTCGGGAACGTGGTCCAGATCACCGCAGGAACGGGGTGGACCGCCGGCTTCTACGAGATCGTGTCGCAGGACGGTACCTGGTGGACGCTGGACCGGTCGCCGTCTGCGGCGGGCAATGCGAACCTAGCCACCTACGCCATGGGTGGCTGCCTCCTGTCCCCCGGGAAAATTGGCGGGATAGTCCTTACCGGCCACATCGTCTACCTCGCGTACGGTAGCTATACGATCTCGTCCGCCACATATAACGTGGCCGCTGGATGCGTCCAGACCACGGCCGGTAGGGCCATTTTTGTCGGATACGACTCGACCCGCACGGTGTACAATACCGACTCCAATCGCCCGACATTCACCATGGGGGTGGGGGTCACCAGCACTTCCGCATTCCACGGCTACAACTACTCGCATTTCAGGAACATCATCGTCGACTGCGCCAGCCGGACAAGCTCTAACGGCTTCCAGGGCGGCGCCCTCTTCACCCGGTGCAAGGTAATAAACACCGCCAACGCCGGGTTCTACACTGGGACGGCCTATGGCTGTGAGGTCACGTCTTCGGGCGGCGCTGGCGCGTTCTACAACAACTGGTGCTATCGGTGCAGCGCCCACGGGAACTCCTGCCATTCATATGAAAGCAGCTACTCCTACGAGTGCGTAGCCTACGGGAACACCAACATTGGGTTCTACGAAGGAATTGCCATCAACTGCGTGGCCTACGGAAACACCGGGGCTAATGTTCATGGATTTGTTCGACAGAACTACGACGGCTACTGGATCAACTGCATCTCCGTCGGCAACGGCGGGTACGGGTTTCAGAACCAGTACACCAATCACTGGGCTGGGATGATGGTGAACTGCTTCACCTACAACAACACGTCTGGGGGTATCTACCAGAGCGCCTGGGAAGCTGGAAACGTCACCGGGTCGGCCGACCCGTTCACCAACGCGGCGTCCCAGGACTTCTCGCTCAATAACACGGCCGGGGGCGGGGCTGCCTGTAGGAACGCCGGAATTCAGAGCTTCTCCACGGATCTAAACGCTAGCATGTTGAGCTACGTCGACATCGGCATGGCTCGACATCAGGACGCTGGTGGAGCAGGCGGCGGTTCTGCTGTGTGGGCCTGAGGGGAAGAACCATGAGAACGATCCTGATTTGGCTCGCACTCTCGGCACTTCCTGTTTTCGGGCTCGACAACTGCGTCAGGCTGACTGAAGGGGCCTCCCAGGCTCAGACGAACCGCCCTATTACTATCTATCGCTTCTTCGCCAAGGGTGAGATCGCGAACTACCCGAGGCCGAAAGTGGATGGGGATTTCCCAGGCGCGTGGCAGGCCGACGTGAAGAACCGCTGGCAGGACAACAGCGTCCAGGCGGCGTACATCTCGTGGCGGCAGTCCTTCATTTCTGGCCAGACAGTGACGGCGTGCTTTGAAGACTCCGCCAGCACGAGCAGCGACCCGTCCAACCCCGGGCTCACGCAAACAGAGTTGGTCAACTTCAACACCGGCGGCGGTACCGGGTCGTGGGACGTGGCCGTCTCGACGACACTGGCCGGCATCGAGCACGTGATGAACGCGAAGACCATGATCTCTGGAGGGGCGTTCTCGTACTGGCTCCGTGGTCCCGTCGTCACGCGAGTGCTCGTCGAGGACACCACCAGTCCGAATCCCCTCTACGACACCGGTTACGAGTACGACTTCACGGAGAACACTTCTGACGGCTGGACAGCCCCGCTTGGGACATGGATGAACTCAAGCGTGGCGAAGTGGCACATGTTGACGTGGCAACCGATGAGGATCTCAGGAAGCAGCGTCACCAAGGGAGCCACCACAACATTTACTCGCGCCGCCCATGGGCTGACCAACGACCAGTCCGTTGGCATTTACTGCGGAACACAGATCGGCTACGGTAACTGCTCGGCCAACTGGAGCACGGTGCAGGCCGAGTACACCATCACGGTCACCGGGCCAGACACCTTCACGATCCCGCTCGACTCCTCGGCCTGGGCCGCACCGTCGTCATCCGACTACTTCAACTTCGCGGCATCGAGATTCCAACTGGGTGTTGGCGACGCGAACACATATAACCCGGACAACGCACTCGCCTTCCGGCTGAACGGGAAGCAGTACGAGGTCCTGGTGCGCGACGGCGGCGTCCAAACCACGTTCGCCCTGACCGCTTATGTCTCGGACTCCAGCAATCTGGGCGACCAACTGCCGTCTTATGCCTCTTTCGTTGCCGATGGCGCGGCAAAGAGGATCACCGTGTTCTACTGGCGTGGGGGAGAATCCCAACAAACGATAACGGCCTGTCCTTCAGGTTGCGACATTACGGTGTCCGCGGATTTCTTCAGCAAGTCGTTCCTGCCACTGAAGGTCAGCACAGACGGTAGCGGGAACGCGGTGCCCATGCAGGCGGCAAACCTGCTTCGCGGCTCCCGATGGAAGGAGCCCACCGCCGAGAAATACAAAAGTTTTCACCCGACATTCATGTTGTCTTTCTACCCGGCAACGGGCGGAGCCAGCCCTTGGTCCGGGGTTGAAGCGGAGACCATCCTGATGAACCCTTGGACCAGCCGGTTCCAGGGCTTGTTTCTAGAGAACCTGTCAATCAGGACCGAGGCGACTCTCTCGACGGAGCAGTTCAGCCAGAACTATTGGGTCCTTTCAGCCACAGGGGCCTTCTCGCGGGTGGTGTGGAGCGGAACGCCGCCGGCACGTATCGACTACGATTTCAACCTGGACTACATGGTTCATTCGAGGATTATCCCGCCGTTCGATTCGCGGAACCCCGAGCCGGAATCCACGTTGACGACTCTTCTGTCCGATTACGACAGTTCGGTTGGCACTGAGGACGTACAGCATTGCATCACCCAGCAAGCCAACTGCAACGGCGGATACTCCTGCTGCGGGTTGTGGCTGAAATCCATGGGAGCAGCCGGCGGGCGCGGAGATCTGGGTCTCCATCCCAACTGGTACGCCATGGTGTTGTTCACCATGGGGAACAGCAATTACGCGCTTCAGAAACGCCGTGACGCCTGGGACAAGTTGCTCGTCGGAAACGGGGATGCCGGATTCAGTTGGACGATCCACCACCGGGAGTCAGACACCAGCTACCCCACCTACAACTACCCTGGTGACGCCTCGGCTTCATCCTTTGGGAGGTACATCAGCCTCCGCGCCAGACCACAACTGTTCAACCTGGGTCGATGGGCCGATCCAGGTGGAGCGCAAGCCTTCTCTCCATCCTGCACGGCGGTTCCATGCAGTTGGGCTCACCCTGACGCAATCTACCGCAGAAATGACGGCAAGGACACTGCCCATCAGCCGAATGTTTCGGCGCTGCCGTTTCTCCTTACCGGACGCTACAGCTACCTCCTCTCAGTGTGGGCTTGGGCGAGCTTCAACATCTCCAGCGCCAGTCCCGGCTGTGGGGCTGTCGGAGCCAGATGCAACGACCTGGGCGTGGACTATCTGGATGGAGCCCTTCGTGGCATGGCCTGGAATCTGCGTTCTTACGTGTACGCGGCGGTCCTGACTCCGGACGGCATGCCTGAGAAGGATTACTTCAGGCACATCGCCAGGGTGCAGGATGAGTTCTTCGAGGGGCAGTTCGGCATCACGAACGGCAATGCCACTTCCACCACGTGCACGGGGGCCGATGTCGTCGGCCAAGCCACCGACTATGCCAGTTCGACGCACTCCCCGTTCTCCAACAACGCCACCAATGGGATGGTCCCCAACGGCTACAACCGCCGTTTTGGTCTGGTCGAGGGAGGCATAGCGGCAGGCTACAAGCCCACGATCACCATCAACGGAACTCAGGTTCCGGCTGCAAGTGTTTGCCTGCAGGGAACGGTTGGATGTTCCTGGTACTACAGACCCGGAGATGCCTTTGTGGAGCAGGACGCCTCCCTGCCGCCGCTCGCGTTGGGCGACACGATCAGCGTTACTGGTTACCGCACTAGATTCTCATCACCGTGGTGTGCCGGATACAACTTTACGAACGGCTACTCTGGGGCGCTTGGCTTCCCGGGAATCTGGAATAGCCCAAGGTACGACAACCCGCAGGTCAACGAGTACACGTCCAACCCGCCGTGGGCGAACGCACCACACAACGGCATCGGCAATGGGGGGCAGGCTTGGTACATGAGCGTCTTCATGGGCGAGGTCTATGCATGGGCAAGGTCGCTTGGCATACAGTCCACCGGGGCAAAGACGATGTTCCAGTTCTCTGGCGAGAGGATGGCAAGTTGGTTCATCGGCCTCGCCACCTCCAGATTCACCAACAAGCTCTGGCTCTCACTCTACAGTGGACCATCTTGGAACAAGGACGGCCGGCCCTTCCAGAACTGGTCGGAAATCGCCGAATATGTCGTCCCGACCTTGACCTTGACGAACGCAATTGACTCTGCAACCACATCCATCGCCGTCACTGCCGCCAAGGGACCATTTTTCATCGCCGCGCTCAACAGCACACCCGTGTATTGGAAGGTGGACAACGAGTACATCCGTGTCTGTTCATGGACGGGGAATACGGCCACCGCCACGGTTTGCCCTGATGGGCGTGGCTACCTTGGCACCGCCGCTGCGGAACACAGCCAGGGTGCGTCGATCCAGGTGTACCCGATCTTCCACAACACAGTGGATTATACGGCCAATGCGCTCATGGCTTTGGCATTCGCGCAGGATATCAAGACGCCGACAGGCAGCGGCAAGCAGGCTTGGGAAAACCTTGTCTCGGTGATCCACGACTACAACACCTCGAGCTGGAATAACCAGCCTAAGCTCCGGATCAGGGCGAAGGACGAGATCGCCAACCTCCGGGTCGCCACCGCAGCGAGCTCAGTGACACTGCGTTACGTGGCGCCGGACGGACGGGCCTGCAAGTACGCTGTCGCGCCTGGTCTGTCCTCCAGCGACGACTCCTCTGACACGAGCGACGGAGGAGGCAGCCGGGAGAGGGCGGTGACAGTCTCCGGCCTCAACGGCGGTCAATCCTATGCCTACCGTGTTACCTGCGGGACTGCTCGAAAGACGAACCAGGTTGTGGTGCCGTAAGGTGACGGCATTGAGATTCCCCATCCACTATCACAACCGGCCTCTCGACGTGCTGATGGTGATTCTGATTCTGCTGGGAATCCTGGTGATGGTGTTCGACGTTCGGTGGTGGCGATAAATGGAAGTACAAATCAAAGTGACTGGCTGTAACATGAGCAAAGACACACTGACTACGGTAACCGGCGTCATACTTGGCGCTCTGATCGCGGCCAATATCGACTGGGCCAAAGCGACTGCCGGCGATAAAGGCGAGATCATGAAGGCCATCGGGGCGGCGTTGGTCGCGTTCCACGGCTACCTGACCAACAAAAGCGACACGCCTCCCGCCGCGAAGGGATAGCGCCATGGCAGCCATCGCAATACCAATCATTGCCGCCGCCGCTCCATTGATCGCCCCACTGATCACGAGTTTGATCAACAAGGTCGAGGGACTCTTCGGAGCCAAGACAGGGCCAGCAAAACTCGAGGCGGTCGTCGGCGCGACTCAGCAGATCACGCAGGCTCTCAGCGCGGCTGGCAAACTCCCCGGTGTGTTGACGGCCGACCAGATCACCGCAATGGTCGAGGCGATGGTGCAGGCGCTCAAGGCGCAGGGCCAATTGACGACCTCCGCTACAGCCGTTACGCCAGTCGTCATTGAAGGCTCGACGACCTACGAAATCACGGGTGGCACAATTGTGCTGCTCAAGAAATAAGAAAGGACTTTATGACTCAGTTCAAGCGATACGGGATCATTCGCAACATCAACGCCGCTGGCGTAAATGAGATGTATCTCTCGACCTACGCAGAGGCAAAAGCACTCCAAAAGTACTACGAGGCTTGCGGCGCGAAGAACCTGGAGATCTTCGTGGCCCTCATGGGGGACGTGGCGCAACCCGAGGAGATCATCGGTGGACCGGAAGCATCCGCCGACAAACTGCCGTGGACGATCACGGTGAGGGGAGCCACGCTGCGATCCAATGTCGCCGATGCGATTGCGGTTCTCAAGGCGGGCCAGCCGAACATCGTCCAGACCACTCAGCGCGTCCTCAGTGACATCGGCCTCTTGTGGGGATTCATCGACGGTCCCGACTGGCGCTTCCAGGCCGACGTGGCGGCGCACCAGGCCCAGATGCAGGCGTGCGGGCTCTAGCAAGGCCATGGCGGCGCAGGATGGCCTGTCAGAGGTGGAGCGTAAGCTCATGGCCCTCGCCTCCGAGGTTGCCGTCCTGCGCGCCTAGTATTTGTGATTGCTCTGATCGGCGCCCTAACCGGCCTCACGTCCGTACTGCTCGATCTACTGACGCGAGCCACTAGATGAGGCGTTATGGCTCCAGACATCATCTTCAGTTCGGCCGCGCAAGCAAACTGTCATCGCCTGGGCAACCGTTGGCGGTTTCAGTTCGCATTCATCCGATTTATCGTCGGCAGAGATAGGTGGCCCATGTACCATACCCTCGCAGCATTCATGTTGTGGGCCTCCTTGGAATCGATCCCGAATCTTCCAGGTGTCGGCGGCGCTCTCCAGGATTCCATTGCGTTGGGATTCGCTATCCTTTTTTGGGTTGCGCTGACGAGATCCTATCGCGAACATCGCCGGGATCTGAACGAGCGGGACCGGATTCACTCAGATCGGATTGAGAAGATGGTCATGAACTTAGAGGCGCGGGAGGAGCGAGCCTTGAAAGTGCTTGAGGCCAACATGACCATGAAAGGCCAGATGATCGAAAGCTCGAACGAGCTGAAGTTGGCCGTCCGCGAGCTGCTGGACAAAAGGTTCTGCCCCTTCGACGGGGAGGCTCATCCGGCCCGCCAGAAGCAACCCTAGCGGGCCGCATCGCACGGTTCAGGGCAGGGCTCGCGCCCGCGCACGCACGGGCACGCGCTACCTTTTCTTCTGGGAATCTCGGCGCGAGTGCATCAGCCTTGCCTCCGGCTCCTTCGTCGGCGCCGCCTGTTCCGATTTCGGAACAGAGTTGATCGCGTGGAAGGTCAGGTGTAGCGGTAACCTGAATTTTCCATGATTTCAGACACTTACCTCTCCCTGCGCTCAACGCGCGCAGTTTTCCGTTGACAACATGCGCGCACTGAGTAATACTCATGTGCGTAATGAGCGCAACTGAGAAGTTAGCACAGCCTGAGGCGGACCGGGAGAGAATCAGCCCGATAGTCCGTACGGAGACGGCCCTCCGGCTCCGTATCCGAGCGGCCGTTACCGGCTGCACCCAGGGCGAGATACTGGACGCCCTGGTAATGGCTTACCTTCCTCCCCCGCCCGCCGATCCCGTCTCGTAGGAGCATCCCATGGACCACGCTCCAGAGCATACATCAAACATTTGCGGGCCGGATTGTTTACCCCATCTGCCCATGGAGAAGCCCGAACCGGCCCCACTGACCGAACGCTGCCGCTGCGGCGAGCCCTGCGACGGCGAGACGGTCTGCCCGGAATGCGGCGGCGCGGTCTGCGAGGACTGCGCCACGCCATGCAACTGCCTCGATTGCATGGAGGACGGGCACCGCGAATGCCTCATCGTTGTGGGGCGCGATCAGAAGGGTCGCTGCGAGCGCTGGCTGCGGCGCTGTGCTCTCGAACAGGCCGCGGTGGATGAGGAGCAGGGGCGGGAGCTGCTCGCGTCTGCGGCCCGCCTGAGGGCAGCGCTGGAGGGGAGATGATTACCCGAGCTGTTGGCATCATCAACGACAACGGAGAGGAGGTCATGATCGACCTCCCCGACCAGCAGGAACTGCTGGATCGACTCTACGAGATGGAGCGGGACGGCGATGCGGAGATTGCGCTTTGGAAAGAGCGGCACGAAGCCGTCTGCCAGTTCTCGTTTCTGGTGGTGCTGTACGCCATCGCGATGACGGGCATTGCCATGTGGGGGTGGTTGCGATGAGTCCCTCTGAGGACCGTCTTGTCGATGAGGCGATAGACCGCCTGGACCGATTCTCGCGGGTGCTGGCCCGGGAGCGGCTGAAGGTTCGCGTCCTTCTACTCATCAACATCACACTACTGGCGGCGCTGGTCGGGGTGCTAGTTGGGCTCTACCAAGCCGCTAAGTACGGCAGAATCATTGGGGTTATGTCTCACAGCTACTTGGTGACGCTGCCGCCAGACCTTCCGAGTGGGGACGGCTACGTCCTGCGGATTGACGACCGCAACAATGCCAGATGGGTAAAACCTGACTCCTCCACTCATGGGGCGGCGCCCGCGGCCGCCCCGTCTTTGGAGAGGTAGCAACGAAAGAGGAGAACGTGGAACTGCATGAATTGACCAGTCTTCCGCCCGCAGAGGTGGCGGCGACAATCGAAAACACGGAAAAGCAGATTAGCGTATTGCAACAGCACCTCATCGTGCTGAAAGCCCTGCACTCTGCACTGACCGGGATCACGAATGAGCCAAAGCCGCGGCGCGGCCGGCCCAAGGGCTCGAAGGCCAAGCCGAAGCCCGAGACGACCCATGAGGCGGTGTGACATGGGCGACATGATCCCAACACCGCAACAGGCCGTCGCGGCCCACCAGGGCATGAATCGCGAGCAGGTCGAGTTGCTCAAACGGACCATCTGCAAAGGCGCAACGGACGACGAGTTGTCCCTCTTCCGCATGGTTTGCCAACGCACCGGGCTTGATCCGTTCTCGCGGCAGATTCATGCCGTCAAGAGGAAGGTGAAGAACGAGGAGACGGGCCAGTGGGAGGACGCCTTGACCTTCCAGACCGGCATCGACGGGTTCCGCCTCATCTCTCAGCGCACCGGACTCTATGAGGGCCAAACGGCTCCTCAATGGTGCGGAGAAGATGGCGCGTGGAAGGACATCTTGACCGAAAATGTGATGCCCTTTGCGGCGCGAGTCGGAGTCTACCGAAAGGGATTCCGCGAGCCCATCTGGGGCGTTGCAATGTATCAGGAGTACGTCCAGCGCAAGAGGGATGGAAACCCCATCGCCATGTGGAGCAAGATGGCCTGTACCATGTTGGCAAAGTGTGCCGAGGCGCAGGCGCACCGCAAGGCATTTCCCCAGGAATCGAGCGGACTATACGCCAACGAGGAGATGATCCAGGCCGTGCCGGCCGAGGACGACAAGCCGCTCCCGCCGCCAGAACAACCGCAGATCGTAGACGAAATGCGGAAATCTTTGGAGGCATTCGCTGAGATGAAACAGCGTCTCGGGGCGCGTCGGTATTACGAGATCCTTGGAGCTGCCGGTTTCGAGCACGCGAACGAGATCCGCGCAATCAAGGACAGACGTCGCATCTGGCATGACATGGACGCCGTGGCGCGGTCGGTGGAGACGCCCAATGTCTGACCTATCGCTCTACACTCTCGCGTCCGATGCGACCAACCTCCTAGCCGTCGTCACGTCAGACGAGGCCAACGAGGAGCAGCGCGCGCAAGCTATGGCGCGGCTCGACGAGATCGGCACCGCGCTAATGGCTAAGGTGGACCGCTACGCCGGCTTCATGGCGCACCTGGAGTCACAGATCGCTCTCGGAGATGCCGAGGCAAAGCGCCTGGCCGACCGCAAGCGGCGCTTTCAGAACGCTCTGGATTGGATGGAGGGCAACGCTCTCCGGGTGATGGACGCTCATGGGTGGAAGGAGTTGGATGGCGACACCACCACTCTCGCCATCCGGCACAACCCGCCCAGCGTGGTGGTCACAAACGATGAGATCTTGCCGGCGGAGTTCGTCCGCATCACACAGAAGATGGACCCGGACAAAGTGAAGATCAAGGCGGCCCTGAAGGCCGGCGAGGAAGTGCCCGGGGCGCACCTGGAAATCAAGCGCGGGATTCGGAGGAAGTGATGAGCACCAAGATAACACCGCCGCCGGCGAAGATCAGACAGGAGGAACGGCTACTCCTCATCGCCGAAGCGCTGGACGATATCGACCGCCACATTGTTCAGCGGAAAAAGTGGGTCGAGAACTGGAAGACCGAGCACGAGGTGTTGCTTCAATCCCTCGGGATGCTACGGGATGATGTGAGGCAGATGAGATTGGACGAGCAGGAGGGGTTGTGATCGAAACTCACCACACTGCCCGGGAGGTTGCCGAGAAGCTCAAGCTTGCGCCGGCCACGGTGCGGGTTCACTCGTTCTGCCGCGCTGCACTGGAACTCCTGGACGCCTACCGCCTGTGGAGCGGCGGGCACTCGGACGAGTTCGGCCTACTCATGGCGATGGGGGATTGGTGGGTGGAGTTGGGGCTGGTGGAGGCGGGCCGATGAAAGCACCCTTCCCTTGGTTCGGAGGGAAATCCCGCGTGGCTCATGTCGTCTGGGACCGCTTCGGCGACGTGCCGAACTACGTCGAGCCGTTTGCCGGGTCTCTAGCGGTTCTCCTCGGACGCCCGCACGCACCGAATACAGAGACGGTCAACGATCTGGACTGCTACCTGGCAAACTTCTGGCGATCTATCAAACTCGACCCAACATCAACGGCAGCATGGGCGGATTGGCCCGTCAACGAGGCGGACCTTCTGGCGCGGCACAGATGGCTCGACGCGCAATCGGGGTTTAGGGAGCGGATAAGATCCGACCCCGAGTATTTTGATTGCAGGGTGGCCGGCTGGTGGGTCTGGGGCCTATGCTCGTGGATCGGATCTGGGTGGTGCGCGCAACGCCGGGATGGGGATCAACCGGAACAACTGCCACACCTGGGCGCCGGGATGGGGATCAATTGGAAACTGCCGCACCTGGGCGATGCCGGGAGGGGGATCAACCGGAAACTGCCGCACCTGGGCGATGCCGGGAGGGGCGAGATGATCGCCCGATATTTCGGGCTGCTATCGGAGCGGCTGCGGGATGTCAGGGTCTGCTGCGGGGAGTGGGACCGGACTCTCGGTGAGTCGGTAACAATAAGACACGGCATGACTGGCGTGTTTTTGGACCCTCCATATTCTGCGAATGAACACAGCATCACCTATTCAGCCGATAGTGACGTTTCTTCTGCCGTGAGGGATTGGGCGATAGAAAATGGCGAAAATCCTTCTCTCCGCATCGCTCTTTGCGGCTATGAAGGCGAGCATGATCTGGCCGGGTGGGAATGCTTCGCCTGGAAGAGTTCGGGCGGATATGGATCGCAGTCCGACGGCCGGGCGCGGGAGAACGCCACCCGCGAGCGGATCTGGTTTTCCCCCCACTGCCTGAAGCCGATGACTCTGTTTTCAGAAATCGAGGCCGCCTCATGACCCAGCTCCCGCTCCCCCTAGCCTCCCGAGCCCCGCGCTACGTCTCGGTGAGCGCCATGGAGGAGAACACCATATACGCCCTACGTCGCCGCGGCCCATCAACGGCCGACGAACTGGCGGAATGCCTAGAACTCCCCGTCACCTCCATCCGCCCCCGCCTCACGGAGCTCGAATGGGCTGGCCGCGTCGAGCGCACCGAGGAGCGGCGGATCACCCCTGCTGGCGTGGCGACCGGGCGGCGCATCACGGCGGCGGTGTATCGGGTGGTGCAGCCATGACCGCCGCTACACTCCGCGCTGGTTACCGACCCGGTTCCAAATTGTTGGCGTGGCATTTCGTCGCCGGAAACAGAATGCTGCGCGACGGCTCCCTACTAGTGGAGCCGGGTTATATCTACTCCATCGGGGCAGAGGAGTCGGTGGAGATGTGCGAGGTCGGGATGCACGCATCGCGCCGGCCCATCGATGCGCTCAAGTATGCCCCCGGGCCAGTGGTCTGCCGGGTGCGGGTGTGGG